CGGTGGGCTCAGGTGCCTCGGGCAGCTCCGCATCCGGGTTCTCCGGGTCTACGTCGTGCTCGTCGCCACGGTCCAATAGTTCGATTTCGTCTTCATCCATCTCATTCTCCTTGTGGTTTTGGATTCTGTGCAGCGGCTGCTGCCTGCTGGGCTGCCTGGACGCGCTGCTGCTCGCGCTTCTGGGCTAAGTCTTCCTGCTTGAGCTGCGCGTCGATGTTCTGGCCCTCGCGCTTCAGGCCAAACTCCATCATCTTCATCTGCATCTCGTTCTGGAGCTGACGCTCCTTGATAGTGGCCTCGTGCTGGGCCACAGCCTGTTTCGTCTGCGCCTCGTGCATCTTCGCCTGGGCACTGCCGTCGTCGGGCTCACCCTGTGCGATCTGCTGCGCGTTGACCGTCTTGAGCTGCGCAGACGCGTGCTTGTCAGCAGCCTCGCCTTCGAGCTTGGCCACGGTGGCCTCGTCGCCGCGCTGCTTGAGCTGCTGCTGGGCCTGGAACTCAGGGCTCTCCTGGTCACCCTGGATCAGCTTGAGAATCTCGCGCTTGTTCATCAACCGGCTGGAGTCGATCAGTACCGAGTCAGGTATGGCAATGCCAAGCTGCTTGAGCGCCACTGCCTGGTCGAACTGGCTGTCTTCCATGGTCTCACGGCGCGGTATGCTGGAAACCACCACGTCGTATTCACCGAGGGTGAGGTCGTTGAGCATCTCACCGGTGGGCGTGGTCTGGTTTACAGTGAAGTCCTCGCTCTCGCCCGTCATCTGGTCGTGCGTGATCGTCATGACCCGCTCTTCCGTGTAGAACTCCTGCACCAGATCAAGGACGTTGCGGGCCAGGATGTAGTCCGTGCGGGTCAGCGAATCCAGGGGCTTCGCCAGACCCGTTGCTCCCGACTTCTTCTTCTCCTGGATGGCTTTGGCAGCGACATCCTCCCGGTCCATGCCCTGCATGCTGTCAGAGACACCCGATATGGTCTTAATATGCTCCTCAGCCTTGTAGGAGATACGGTCAAGCCCCTGGGGCACCTGATTCGGACTGATCTTCTGAACGTCCTTGTCCGGGTCTCCATTCACCTCGATGACGAGCCCGGTCTGAGCGCCTTTCTGCTCCAGCTCCTCCACGGTCATGTTCGTCAGGGCACCGGCGCGCACCTTGTAGCCGCTGTTCGCCGTGGTGTTCACGACGTGCAGCTCCTGGGACGTGACCTTGTTGAGCAGCTCCTGTGAGCCGATGAGGTTCTCGACCAATCCGACCGTGGTGCCACGGCGGAAGTACGGGAAGTAGGGTATGACGGAAAGGTGCTTGTACGGGCTCCAGTCGTCGTGCAGGCGCACGTTGTCTGCGATCACGGTCCAGCGTATGCGTCGGATCAGCTTGGTCGTGACCTGCAGACCGTAGTTCTGGACGATGTTCGCTATCCGGTCCCGGTCAAAGGTGTCAGGCACTGGGCGCATGTCCCCGGTGCGCGGGTCCACGAAATGTTTCTGCCGGTCCATGAGGCGGTACTGCCGCTCAATGAGCCGGATGTTCCTCATCACACTCGAGTTATCGTAGTCGCCGTTGTACATCGGGTTAAACCGGTCACCGAACCGGTCCCGGTACGCCTGGATGGAGTCGTAGCCGTAGGGGAAGAAGCTCTGCTCACGGTTGCGCAGCAGTTCGGCATCGGCCTTGTTGTACAGGATGGCGATGTCGTCCGCCGTGACCCACTTCGTTGTGAATACCTCAGACCAGGTGTCGGGGTCGTACTCCTCACCGTCCGGGTCAATCACCACGTTCTTCGGGTTCAACTGGTCAATACGCACCTCGCCCTGCATGGAGTCGTCATGGTCAATCCGCACGTCCAGGAAGCCACGGGACGTAATGATCCCGTCAGCAAACACGTCGCTGCGCTTCCAGTCGAGCTGGTTGTTGTCACTGATCTGCTTGAACACCTTGGACAGGGTCTCCGCCGTCTCTGAAGGTGCACCGGAGCGCGGGCGAAACCCAATCTCTGAGCGGTTGTAAATCTGCTCGCCCATCACGTTGCTGATGGTGCTGATGATCTTGTTGATGGTCAGCGCGGGGCGTCGGACTTGTTCAAGCGCCTTGCGGTCCTTCGCGTCCCACTGGTCGCCACGGAAAAACGCGTCGCACTTCTCCGCTTTCTCCACGAACTGCGCATGCCCGTTGTCTCGCGCCCAGGCATATCTTGTGTATTGTTTCATACACAGGGCGGTATCAATTGGCATGGCTTACCCCATAGGTTTTTAATCCGATGTACATCTCTTGCAGCGTCTCGGTGGTCAGGGTCTCAAGAATGTGACGGTTCCACAGGTATGTCGGTGGCTCGCCATGTGGGGTGTAGTGCCAGGCCAGCCCTCCACGCTCTGCGTCGACGCCCACCTGGTTGTGCGGGAATCCGACACCGACGATGGCGTCTACGAAGAGGGCGCGGGTGAGTAGAGCGTGGTCGTCAGTCATTTGAGAAAACGGAGTTTGTAGATCGTGGTCGCTGCGAGCTGCTCGATCTCGGCCAGGATGTTTGAGAGGGCTTCGGAGCGGTCCTCGTCCTCCTCCTGCTCTTCCTTGACCAGGTCCATGTAGTCCTCCAGCAGGGCAAGGGCTGAGTCCGTAGGTGGAGTCTTGGACGGGTAGCTCTTGATGAGCCCGTGTGCTCCCTGGTACGTCTCAGCGTAGGCATCAATCAACGGGACCAGGCCGTCGTAGAAAGAGTTTAGAGCTACGTGCTGCGCGTAGGAGGTAGTGGAGAGGTGCAGCAGGTGCGCTGCGGTACGCACTGCGAAGGACTGGGCTATGAAGGAGGGGCAGCTCATGCTATGCCGCCATGAAGCTGCTGGGGGAGGAGCTGAACAACTTGTCTGCCCATGATGGAACCCTTTGTTCTCGTGGTCTGGCTGGTGGCTCACGGCCTACTGCCATCATGGCCACGTAAGCGAGGCTGTCTACCTGGTCGTCGTGTGCACCGGCTGGGAACCGGAGCATCTCCTGTCGCGCTGAGTCGTACCACTCACCCTCTGTGGTGAAGCTCACCATGCCCTGCTGCATCCGGCCCTGCAGCGCACGGGCGCGGGTCAGCTTGTCAGTGAGCGGCTTCAGGACGGTGATGGGCGGGTACACGTGGCGCTCTCTCATGCGTTTCTTTAATAGAGCTTCGAGGCTGCGGTAAATCTGACCGTCCTCAAAGCCCAGTTGCAGACTCGGACTATACCACTTGGCTGCCAGTGTAAGTATGGAGTCAACAATGAAAAATGCGTCGCCACTGCGGAACCGAATCTGATCCACGATGTGGAGGATGTCGTTGTCGTCCTGCAAGCCCACCGTCCCGACGGTGTAGTCATTGTGCTTGCGCTCAGATATCGCAAAGTCCCACGCGATGAACACATTGCACCGCTTGTGGCTCGGGGCCAGGACCCGACGGAACTGCGCCTTCTCAAAGTACCCACCGTCGTCAGGCACCGGATTCTGCTGGTATAGCGCCGACCACCACCGACCGCCCTTGTTCTGTGCCTTGATACGCAGGAGCTTGTCCAGGTCGTACCTGGCTGGGTGCAGGGCCTCGCCCTTGTGCCGCAGGAGGGTGTGTGGGTCAGCCGGAGGTGCGTCGTACTCAATGAGCTGGGTGGTGTGGTTCAGGTACTCATCAGCTTCAGCGATGGCGGGGTACTTCACCACGTCGAACTGGTCCACGAACCTGTCGTCCGAGCCCACACGCATGGCGGTCTGCAACCGACCGGCAAGATCGTCGTCGTGCCACCAGGTATTGTGGCTCACCAGCCCATTGGCGATGAAATTTTCGGTGTACTCGACCTGCAGGTCGAAAACTTCCTCGACCCCGTCGGGCTCAACGGTGACTATCGCATCCAGAGTGAATTCGGAGGTATTCAGCAGCGGCAAGTGCCACGGACTCAGTTCCAAAATGTCCGACTCCTGCGTTGCATCCGTTGCAGAGCAGCCCACGGACCTTGCCGGTATCGTGGCAGTGGTCAACAGCGAGCTTACCCTTCCAGTGATGGGGCAGGGTGGGGTCGGAACCAGGTGGCTTTCCGCAGATTGCGCAGACCCCGCCTTGCTCCAAGGAGAGGTAGTTGTACTCATCGAGGGTGATCCCATACCGGTGCTTGAGGTGGGCATCACGTCGTGAGATGGGGTTGACGCTTGGTGGCCGGGAGCCATCTGCCCATTTTCTCTTGTTGTAGTGTGAAGCGCAGAGCCCTCGTGCTCTGGCTGGCTCTGAACATCCTTCTGCTGCGCAGGTAACACCTTTCCACTTCCCCCACTGCCCTGGCAGGCTGCAATTTTGTGGGCCGTAGTCAAGCTTCGTGTCCGTATCCATTTAAGTTCCCCGTCGGTAGCTGCGAGAAACGGATGCCTCCCATTAGCTCGGACCATTTTACCAGAACTCATTGTGATTTTGAACACTGAATCACAACCATTTGACCTAAAACCCTTCACTACCGAGGTTGCAAGCGCCCCATGGGCGTAGGTAGCGACCTTGTCACCTACGGCGAGCGTATCCAGCCTGCGCTCCAGCCCGTCAGCCATCAAGACAGGCGTGTCGCCGGTCATACACTGGATAATCAATACGCCTGCGCCGGGGGCCAAGCGCGAGTACGCAGTGGAGAGGTACCACTGCCACAACTTCTCTCGGTTGTCCACGGAGTCCGCATCCTCTGCGGCCTTGATTGGATCGTCAATGACCAGCACGTGCGCGCCACGGCCCGTGATACCACCGCCCACACCGGCAGCCACGTAGCCTCCACGCTTGCCGTGCACCACCCACTTCTCAGCTGAGCGGTTGTCCGGGTCGAGTTTTGTGTCTGGGAAGATGCTCTGGTAGCTCGGGTCTTCGAGGATCGCCTTCACCTTGCGCGAAAAATCCACCGCGAGGTCCATGTTGTACGAGCAGGCAATGAATTCGTGATCCGGGAAGCGTCCAAGGTGCCATGCAGGGAAAGAACGGCTCGCAAGTTCAGACTTACCATGCCGTGGCGGCATCAGCAGCATGAGACGTGGGGACTTCTTGTTGTTCACGTCGTCGGAGAACTTTTCCAGCCTCCGGCAGATGTCCTCATGCACCCAACCAGCCAGATACTGGTCATTCATCCGCTGCACAAAGGGCAAAAATCGACGCTTTGACAGCACCCTGGAGGCCATTTCGGCCTGTGCAGCTACCTTGGGGTCAATTCTGGTCATCGGCAGGCTCTGGAGGGGCTAAAAGGGCCTGCGCGGACCCTTCTGAGATGAGTTTTAACAGCTCTTCGTCCGAGAGGGAGTTCATTTGCTCCAAAACCATGGTTCCATTGACTGACACATCCACTTTATGCCGAGTCGGCTCATAGAAACCGCACAACTTCCCGATCTCCCTCCACCCACTGACCATGGTCATGGGCTCCGACATCAGCTTGGCCATTTCAATTGACTCAATGAGCCCATCCATGACCTTCTTCTTGGTCATCTTCGACTGCTCAATGTAATGCTCGTGCTGAATCCGTATCGCCTTCTTGATGTTGGGCATCTCCATCATGCGATACGCATAGGACGAGCCTATTTCCTTCTTGGATTTGACGCTGGTGGACGCATAGCCCGCACGGACGTAGGCGTTGAGTGGGTTATCACCTTCCACGATGGCGGTGACGAACGCAGTTTGCTGGGGAGTAAGTTTTTTGTTTTCGTCAATAGCACGGGCACCAGCCCATGTCGATGAGTTGACTGAGTTCTGTAAACGAAGTTTTGCAGCGGCATCCATAGGCGTCGATTATAGAGAAAAGAGTAGCGGAGTAGTGAGTGCTGGGTGCTACTTATTTAATAGCAGAGAGTTCAGCGCTAAAAATTTTGTGAAATTTTCTTGGTTATGCGGGCAAAGACACTCTATGGGGGCGTCTCAGCAGACTACCCCCGGTTCGGATTTCGTGGTTACGGAAAAAGAAATACCAACATCCTCTACAGCTTCGCGTTTGGTATCAGTGAGTGAAGCGCTGATGAACATCCAAACATCCAAACATCCGAACATCCTTCGTTGCTTCGCATGAGCTAGTGGTGTTTAGTGTTCCGTTCGCTCGCGCGACCGGTTTGC